CTAGAGTTGTTACTAAATTAGGTGATATAAGAACAGTCAATGCTCCGCCACCATCAGAATCAATATCTGATTGAATCATGTATACCTTGCTATGATTTGCAAACTTGATTAAATCTCCAGCTTTTAAAGCACCTGCCTGGTTAGCTGCAAAGCCATCTAAGGCTATAGAAGCATCACCAGAAACATGTGATCCAACTACTTGAATATCTGTTTCTGATTTACCTGCACCCAAGTTATCTAATGGTGCAACTATTGTAAAATCTTCAAAAGATCCTTTTTGTTTTTGTAAAAATGCAAATATTTCTTGAGACTTTTCTTGTTGTAAGGGCGGCATTGATACAGTAAAAGAAAAATATTGTGATCCTATTTGTCTAACCTGTTTTCTTCCAGATAGAGTCTGGTTTACAAGTGTTGGTCTATTGTCTTTAAAATTAAGACTTCTAAAATTTGGGTCTGTTGGAAACTGTCCTGACATTATACTATTCCCATTTTGCCTTGATTATTCATGGCATTGTTTATGATTGATGTTATTAATCCTTTTCTTGATGCTAGTAACTGGTCAAATCCAGCAGCATCTACTGTTGATATGTTGAAGTTTACTGTAGCACCCATGCTTTGACCTTTAGTATGGTCAATAACAGTTTCATTAGGATGTAAGATTGCTGGGAACCCACCTTTTCCATCTACACCACCTGCTCTAGCACCCATTCCTGTATATCCACCACCATTAAATGATAGGGAGTCAGTTAAAGCAGCAGCCTTTGCTGAAGAGCCATCATCAGCTATGGAAGTGCCAAACATACTAAAAGCATTTAAAAGGTTTTTAACCACTAACTGCTGTACTGCAACTCTTAATAATTCAGTTACAACCACATCAGCAAAGTTTTTAAATGATAGTTTTCCATTTTTTAAACCATTTACTATTGCATCTTCAAATGACTTCATAGACTTAACGCCTATCTGTTGTATTGTTTTACCAACATCTTCTATTTGTGCAATATATAAATCCATAGGACTTTGTATGTTTGTAAGCTGTAATCCTGTATTACCTAAAGATTCATTAAAGCCATCATTAGAGTCTCTAACCTCGTCCAGGCTAAGTTTATAATCTCTGACTTTGTTTGCTGTAAGCTCTGCCCTTTTTCCATAGTCAGTAGTTTGTTTAGATAGGTCTAAAATTGCTTTGTTATTAAAAATGGTTGCGTATGATAAATTATTAATTTGATCTGTAAAATCACCTATTTTTTTTGGCAATTCTTTTAAAACACTTTTTACAAACTTAAGAAACTGGTTTTCAATTTCTATCAATTTTATTTTCACATCCCTTACAAAAGATGCCAACTCATCTCTAAAGAGTCCAAATTTTTCAATTCCAATTGCAGCAAATTCAATAATAGCATTTGCAATTTTCACGCCTAGGGCATCCATGCCACCAGCATCATCTACCATTTGCTGTATTTTTTTAGCAATAAATTTTTGCATATCCTCAAATACAGGCAAGAATGATGTTGTAATATTATTAACAAAAGAACCTATCTGCATTTTAATAACACCAATAGCATCATTAAATTCTTCAGTTCTTCTTATAACCTTTTCACTTAAAACAATACCTAAGTCTTTAGCTCTTTGTATAAAATTCTTCATGCCACTTTCAGACAAGTCGTTGATAGCACCAGTTAAGATTACACCCTGTCTACCAAACAAATTAGCCAATGCTGTTGCTCTAGCTGTTTGATCTCCAAGCTGTGTAATTCCTTTTGCTGTATCTCCTAATATCTCATCAAAAGAACGCATTGATCCATCAGCATTTTTTAAATTAACATTTAAGTCCTTAAATATATCTGATTGTGTTTTAACTCCCCTTTGTGCATCACCAACACTTCTAGCAAATTTAATTAAAGCTGTATTAGCTCCTTCAACAGTCGTTCCTGATTCTCTAGCAGCTAAGTGAAATGCTTGTAATGTATCTGTAGCTATACCTGTTTGAGTTGCAGTTTTTCCAATAGCATCAACAGCCTGAAAGGATCTATCTACTAATACCGCTAAAGCAGTTGCAGTAGCCGTAGCCGCTAAGCCAACACCAGCAACGCCTTTAGCTGCTCCACCAGCAACTGAGCCAACGCCTTTAAGACCTTTAGTAACTTTATCAAAAGCTGCCTTAGTCTTATCTACTGCTGTTAATTCAAACTTTACTTTTTTATTTGCCATTGTTTCGTTTCTCTTCAGCTAACTCTAGGTAAGCTATCCATCCTTGATATTCCTGGACACTAATTTCTTGAAGCTCCTCTAAAGTTTTTCCAAGTTTTTCTGCTAGTACATATTGCACATATAAATTAGCATCCTTTGTTAGTTTTTTTTGACATCCTCAATGGGTTCTTGACCCATAATTTGTTGTGCAACGCTTACTAATATCTCTCTATCAACATTATTTAATAAAGCATTTTTATCTGCCAAATCAAAAAGTTTATCTCCATTGTCATCTAGTGCTTTGTAGATAAGTACATAAGCCATCATTGTTAGATCATCTTCTTTACTCATTTTGTAGAGCTTAGAAGTTTCTGCTAGCGTTAATGGCTTGCTGTATATCTTTAAGGCTTTATCATCTTCACCCCATTCTGGCACTTCGATTACTTTTACATCTTGCTCTGCAAAATGTTTTTTTGCGTTATCTATTGCTGACATAGTTCTATGCTGTTTCTAGTGTTAAAGCCCCTGTTCCTTGAACAGAAATACTAGCTTCAACCAATCCATCAAATGATGCACTTCTTGAAACACCAGTCACAATAGCTGTACCTGAATAGTATTTTGCAGAACTAGCTGTACCCTCTGGGTAGAACTTAATAGTTACACTTGTACCAACAGTTAATGCTGTTTGTGCTGTATCTGACTCATCCCAATAAACATCTAAACTTCCTGAGAAGGATGTTAATGATGCTAAATGTGTTCTAGCAGCATCACCCATAGATGTAGTTTCAAGAGTATCAGCAGTCTCCTCAACAGAATAAGATCTAATCTCAGCTACAGCATCTGTTCCAACATGAACAGTACCTTCACTTCCTTTATGAATTCCCATTTTCTTTTACCTCGTTTTTTATTTTTTTTGAAGAAGATTTAATTGTTTGGGTTGCTTCTTCTTTCCAACCCATATTCAAAAATGACTCTACCTTTGACGGATGAGCATCTANNTTCTGTCAGCAGCAATAGCTTCCTCAACTTCTTTGCTTATCGTATCTATAGTGTCGTCAAAATTGCTTACAGCTTTTGCATATCCTTCTACAACAACACTAAGATCCCTACTCATTAACCTATCCGTACCAATTACTATTGGCTCAGATGTTTCAGACTTTGTATAAATAACTAAAGCTGGAACAGTCTCTAACGGATAAACCCTGGACTCATACACCCTTGATCCAGTTGTTGTTAAGTTGTTTAAAGTAGTACCAAAATATTCACGCACTTGTTGTCTTACATGATTTGCCACTATATTTTCTCCAACATTAATGCTGAAAAACCAGTTCTATCTGACTGGATATTAACAACAGTATAATTTTGTGCTGCTTTTAAAATGTTTCCATCAACATCTTTAATTGCAGATACATTTAAAGTATTACCAAATGCAATACTAGGAACATCTACAGTTCTGCAATAGGCTATTGGCTTTAATGCTTCAACACCTATTCCTTCTTCTTGTTCAACATATTCATTATTTAAAATGACGTTTATAGTTGCAGCAGTGCCACTGCTATTTGTGTAAACAGCAGAAACACCATGTCCATATTCAATATCAAGATAAGCAGACATATCTTCTTCAGTCTCTAATCTATATTCAGACATTATTGTTCCTCTAATACTAAAGAAACTAGACCTGTATTATCAGGTTCAACAGTTCTTACAAAAAAAGTAGTCTCTGGTTTTAATACGCTGCCTTTATTAGTTGTTATTGCATTGACAACTAATCTATCTTGTTGGGATATGTAAGGTACATCACTTGATTTAACTATTGCTCTTGGCTGATAACCAGCAACAGGAACAGTGCCACCTTCAATATTAAAATATTCTTGATCTATAATAATATTAATATTTGTGCTGTTTCCAGAGTCTATGTCATACCAGGTATCTATTAATCCTAATCTTTGATCCCATAAAGAATTTTGTACTTCAAAAAATGTAGCAGTAACCCCATGACCAGTATTAATGTCAACGTAAGAGTTAAAATCTGCTGCACTTTCTAAAGGCATAATTACTTCTTAGCTCTAGTTTTAGGAGCTTTTACTTCTGAAGTTTCTAAACCAACACTTCTGTTAGTTTTTTTTGTTTTTGATTTTTTTGTAGTTTCTTCGGCTTTAAAATAACCAACTAATTGATTGCCAACATCTACATCTAGTTCAACTATGTCTCCAGCAGAAACTCTTTTACCTGCTGCCATAGTGTCTTTTAAAATTAAGTAATTTTTCATATTTAAGATGGTGGAGTTTCCCCCACCATTCCATTTAAGCATTAACTAATTAGTCGCTTGATTTACAGAAACTTACTGCATGTCTTACAGCTACATCGCAAGTCTGAAGAGCAACCACTCTGATTGTTCCAGATTTTGAATGAGTATAAGGATCAACAGTAATATCAAGAGATCCATAAAGACCAATTAATAAGTCTGCAAAATTACCAAAGTAGTAATCACCAGCAGTAACTTGATTAGATCTAACAACGTCATAGCCATTAATTTGACCATCTGCGCCAACGATCATTTGACCAAATCCACTAGCTTTATCTACAGATTTAAGAGTTCCCCAATCTGAAGGTTTAGCAATATACTTTAAAGAACCTTGTAAAGCATTATCAGCACTTACAGCACTTTCCATAGCTACTAATTCAGCAAAAGTAGGTGTAGCAGCAGCAAAAGTTGTTGTGTTAATACCTGAAGTTGCAG